ACAGCAGAAGTAATCTACGCATCACAACCGCTAAAGCTAATCGATCATTCAGTCGCAACAGTAACCATACTATAAAGAAGAACGACTAGCATGGAAGTGATCGATAACAGGGCGCTGCTAGTAAGGACTAAACATCCTGAACGGATAACAGCAGCCATAGAAAAGAGCAAGGTAGTAGGGCAAGAGGATGGTGTGTATGAAGTTGCAGTCAGGTGGGGGTTGAACGAAGCTCAACTGCTTAATCAGTTCATCAAAGGTGTTCCATCCCCCATATCAAAGAAGTACGATTGGCCTGGACAGTTCACGCCCTTCGATCATCAGAAGACTACAGCAGAGTTCTTAACATTAAACCGCAAGGCGTTCTGCTTCAACGAGCAAGGCACAGGCAAGACTGCATCTGTCATCTGGTCTGCTGACTACCTCATGAAGCTTGGGCTTGTGCGTAGGGTGTTGGTTGTATGCCCGCTGTCTATTATGAAGTCAGCATGGCAAGAGGATCTGTTCAAGTTTGCAGTACACCGCACATGCAACGTAGCCTACGGAACCCCCGCGCAAAGAGTTAAGGTAGTGAACAGTTGCGCTGAGTTTGTTATTACAAACTTTGAAGGTGTGGAGATCATCGAAGACGCACTGACTAACGATGGCAAGTTTGATTTGATCGTGATCGACGAAGCTAATGCTTATAAGAACGTCAGCACAAAACGATGGAAAGTCATGAAGCGCGTGTCGGATCGCGCCAAGTGGTTATGGATGTTGACAGGCACACCCGCCGCGCAGTCGCCTGTTGATGCTTACGGATTAGCAAAGCTAGTTAACCCAGACAATACGCCGAAGTTCCTTGGCTCTTTCCGTGACAAGGTTATGCAGAAGGTTACGCAGTTCAAGTGGACACCAAGACCCAACGCAGAAAACGTAGTGCATCAAGTGCTGCAACCTGCAATCAGGTTTGAGAAAAAAGATTGTATCGATCTGCCTGACGTTATGTACGTAGAACGTGAAGCACCGCTCACACCACAGCAGCGCAAGTACTACAAGATCCTCAAAGATCAGATGATGATTTCGGCGGACGGGGAAGATGTTACCTCTGTTAACGCAGCAACAAACCTGAATAAGCTGTTACAGATTTCAGGTGGCGCAGTCTATACGGACAATAGAGAAGTTATAGAGTTTGACGTATCCAACAGACTGCAAGTGATCGAAGAAGTTATTGAAGAAGCTAGCCATAAGGTTCTAGTCTTTGTACCTTTTACGCATACCATCGAGCTACTGCAAGCATATCTGACCAAGGCAGGTATTACGTCAGACGTAATCAACGGCGCGGTGTCGGTTAACCGCAGAGCTGCAATCATCAAGAACTTCCAAGACCAGCCTGACCCACGAGTGCTTATCATTCAACCACAGGCAGCATCGCATGGCTTAACGCTAACCGCTGCCAACGTAGTTATATGGTACGCACCTGTGACATCTGTAGAAACCTACCTGCAAGCAAATGCCAGGATTAATAGACCAGGGCAAAAGAATACTATGACTATAGTACATATAGCGGGTAGCCCAGTGGAGCGTAGACTTTATGACATGCTCAAGAACAACATAAGCACCCACTCACGGATCGTCGATCTGTACAGTCAAGAGATGAAAGAAACTTGACAAAGTCAAATTAGTGTTTTATAGTTAGATCACAAAACAACCAAAAGGAGAGTAGCATGGATGAGGGCATCCAAGACCTTGTGTCCCCTGAAGAAAAGCAAGCAGTCCCTGTGGACAAACTTGCAGGCATCTACATCAAGATTCGAGACGCTCGCGCAAAGCTAAAGTCTGACTACGAGGCTCAAGACACCGAGCTTCAAGAACAGATGGATGTGATCGAAGAGCAACTTCTTGAAGCTTGTAAATCAATAGGTGCTGACAGTATCCGCACAGCAGCAGGTACTGTGATTCGTAGTGTGAAGAGTCGGTACTGGACCAACGATTGGGACAGTATGTATAGCTTTGTACGCGAGCATGATGCGTTCGGGTTATTAGAACGGCGTATTCACCAAACCAACATGAAGCAGTTCATTGAAGAAAATCCAAGTTTGCTGCCGATGGGTCTGAACACCGACAGTCGTTACAGCATTGTTGTCCGTCGTAGTAAGTAACCAAGAGGAACCTATGTCAAACGTAACAGTATTTCAACAAGAACTTCCAGACTTCCTTAAGAATGCCGAAGTCGATGAGATGACCAAAGCCCTTGCAGGGGGTACACAAAACCGTCGCATCTCGATCCGTGGTGGTCGCTTCCGTTTAGTTATTAATGGCGAAGAAGTATCTAAGACTGATAAGCCAGAACTCGACATCATCGTTGCTGCCGGACGTAAAGAAAACTCACGTATCTTCTATGCAAAAGCCTACAACCCCAAGGAGATCACACCTCCCGATTGTTGGTCAGATGACGGTATAACCCCACATGCCAAAGCTGAAAACCGTCAGGCTAACACTTGTGCAGACTGCCCCCAGAATATCGCAGGGTCAGGATCAAATGGCACTCGTGCATGTAGATACCAAAAGCGTTTAGCAGTTGTGCTTGCCAATGATCCAACCAATGGGTTGTTTCAGTTGACGCTGCCTTCACAGTCGATCTTTGGTAAAGGCGATATGGATTCGATGGGCTTTGACCAATACGCTAAGTATGTTGCAGGTAACGGCAAGAGCATCAATACAGTCATAACCCGCATGTCCTTCGATGGCGATAGCGATGTGCCTGTGCTTAAGTTCCGTGCAGTAGGTTATGTGAACCGCGAGCAGTATGAATCGGCACTAGAGGGTGGCAAGTCACCGGAAGCGCAGCGCATGCTGTCGTCTACCGTAGCGCAGATTGATAGCGTCAAGGCACTTCCCAAAGCTCAAGCTGCACCTGCACCCGCTAAAGTTGCCGAACCCGAAGAACCCGTGAAGCGTCCAAACAAAAAGCTTGAACCTGCCGAGGTTGCTGAGAAGAAGCGAGATCTTTCCGCAGTATTAGACGCTTGGGGCGACGATAACTAAAATGGCTATCGGCTACAGTCAGCAGCTTATCAGTGACAACAAAGCCGCAGACAAACGGAAGATTGGAGTCTTACTTGGTAGGGTGTGCATCAAGCACAACATTTCTGTAGCAGACGTAGCAGCGTATTTCGGTGTCAGTAGGCAGACTGTCTACAACTGGTTTAGAGGCACCGAAGTACGCTATCACTACAGAGAATTAATGAGCCGCTTCATTAATAGTTACCAATGACCGCCAGGAGATCCGTGGTATGTCGGCGCTTGAGTTGTTATCTGCGGTGCATGCACCGGATGGGTGGCGCTGTGTTGTAGGCATTAAGAATAAGAAAGTCATCAAGAAATTTGTTGAGTCTGCTGAAGAAGTTGTACAGGCAGGGCAGCAGTTAGTTGACGATGGATTCGATGCCTACTTCGCCTGCGCTACGTTTGAGCAACCAACAACAAGATCAGGAGACAACACAAAAGAGTTTCGTGCTTTATGGTTAGACATAGATTGCGGTGAAGATAAACCTTATGCAGATCAGAGGGAGGGCATAACTGCTCTTAAGAACTTCTGCAAAGAAACTTCATTGCCTAGGCCGACACTCGTTAACAGTGGGCGCGGTATTCATGCGTACTGGACATTTAAAACTCCCGTATCACCTGCGGATTGGCAACCTGCTGCGGACAGACTGAAGGCTTTATGCGAGGAAGAATTTCTTAGCGCAGACCCTGCGTGTACAGCAGATAAAGCACGGATCTTGCGTCTGCCGGATACAAAGAACTTCAAGGATGAAAACAAACCGCTTGATGTAGTACTGCTGTATACGAGCGAGCCTGTAGATTTCTTTGAGCTTCGGCAAGCCCTTGGCGTTCTTGTATTTAAGGAAGAAATACCAGACTTTATACCGCGTCATGTCAACGAGCTGACCAAAGCACTAATCAACAACCGTGAGTATTATTTTAAGAACATTCTAGTTAAGACAGATATAGGGCATGGATGCAATCAGATAAAGTTTTTGTCGGAGAATCAGAAGGATGTTAGTGAGCCGCTGTGGAGGGCAGGACTGTCAATAGCCCAATACTGCGACGACAGGGATGTGGCGATACACGCCATATCAAAACATCACGAAGAGTATGACCCTGACTCAACAGAGAAGAAAGCAAACCGTATCAAAGGACCGTATCAATGTTTGACGTTTGAGAAGTTCAATCCAGGTGGATGCGAAGAGTGTCCGCACAAAGGCAAGATCAAGTCTCCGATCATGTTGGGCATTGAGATTGCCGAAGATACTGTTAAGGAAATTGTAGAAGAGGTTGAAGACGATGCGCCTCCGATTATTCACTCCGTACCAGACTACCCTTTCCCATACTTCCGAGGGAAAAACGGGGGTGTTTATAGGCGTCCGGTCACGGAGGAAGAGGAAGCGCAGCTCGTCTATGAACATGATCTTTATATCGTCCGAAGGATGGTGCACCCCGTTGACGGGGAGATGGTCGTATTCAGGCTTCACCTTCCCCAAGATGGGATGAAGGAATTTTCAGTACCACTAACCGCAGTTGTAGTCAAAGAAAAATTAAGAGAAGCCCTTGCAGAAAGGGGAGTAGCAGCAACGCCAAAGCAGCAGGAGTCTTTACTCGGCTACATCATGGCTTTCGTTAAAGAACTTCAGGTAAGTAAAAAGGCAGACAAAATGAGAACTCAATTCGGGTGGTGTGATAGCGACAGTAAATTTATTATTGGCGATAGAGAAATATCAGCATCAGGCATCCACTATAGCCCCCCTTCAACAGCAACCGATCACTTCGCGCCACACATGATTGCTATGGGGGATTTTGATAAGTGGAAAGAGTGCTTCAATATTTATGCGAAGGAAGGTTTGGAACCCTATGCTTATGCTGCGTTAACAGGATTTGGTAGCCCCCTACTAAAGTTCACAGGGATTCGCGGTGCTGCTATCAACCTAATCAGTGGAGACTCTGGGCCTGGAAAATCCACGATCCTTCGTGTCATCAACAGCATCATTGGCAAACCCACAGAGCTTATGTCGATGTGGAAAGACACACAAAACTCAGTGTCTCGCAAGCTAGCAATCTTTAACAACCTTTGCCATACCTATGATGAGATCACTAAGGTTTCTGCTGAAGACATGGGGTCGCATCTATACCAAGTAACTCAGGGGCGTGATAAAGAACGAGCGCAAGCTAGCGTCAACCAACTTAGAGCAAACCACGAGCGGTGGGAGCTTATTGAGATCATGACTTCCAACGCAAGCTTGTACGATAAATTGCAGATTGCACGAGACTCAGTAGATGGCGAGATGATGCGTGTCTTTGAGTATGTGATCTATAGCAGCGGGATCGATGAGCAGTATGCCAAGCATATGTTTGATGTACAGCTTGAGCAGAACTACGGACATGCCGCAGATATTTACTTCTCCTACCTAGTCAACAACCTCGACTATGCCATCAACACTGTACGCACCGTCCAAGCCAAAATTGATAAAGAAGTTAAGCTGACTTCTCGTGAGCGATTCTGGTCGGCACTTGTGGCTTGCAATATTGCAGGGGGCATACTGGCGAAAGAAGTAGGGCTGCACGACTATAGTCTTAAGAACATATATCAGTGGGTAACTCAGCAGATCCATCAGTTGCGTCAGCATGTCAGACCACCCTTGACTAACGCTGCGGGAGTGATTGGTGACTACATCAATCGGCATATGCAAAATATTCTGGTTGTTAATGCAGAAGTGGATGCGCGGACTAACATGGCATCAGCACCCTTAATAGAACCCAAAGGTCCGCTGTATATACGCTATGAACCAGATACGAAGCGCATGTTTATTAACGCCAAACACTTCAGGGCTGACTGCGCCAAAGCTCAGATTACCTATAGGGAACTTACTCGTAAGTTGGAAATGGATAAGGTGCTCTTGGATACTGAAGTGAAGCGCATCACGAAAGGCATGAAGATCACAGCGCCACCTGTCTACTGCTTGATTTTTGACTGCGCTAACAGCAACTTCTTCGATGTAGAAGAACTAATGAACGTACCTGCTGATGCTAGTGCATGAAGTAAATTTCAATATCAACTGGCGCAAATTTGTGCGGGGGAGTTCGTTCTTTATCCCCTGCCTCGATTGCACAGCCGCTAAGGTCATAGTCCGTAAGGAAACTAGGCGGTTAAAGTTTAAAGTTGTTATGAAGACAGTTATAGAGGAGGGTATTCAGGGTATTCG